ACGAACCCTTACGCCTCTAGCCTTAAATCCTGCTGGGAGGTTGGCAAGAGTTCCTGCATCGATCAACTGTCGGAGAATACTCGTTGCCGCACGACCAAGGCCACCAATCATGTGAATCAAACCAAAGCCATAGAAGCCCAAACCCGGCATAAACTTGTAATGTACAAAGTATTGTTGCTTCTTAGCTAGACCTGAACCTTCTTCAAAGTTACGACGTATAGATAAAACTTTCCCAGAACCCTCATCTATTGTCACAATATATGGCAACGCTATCCCCGTTGGCTCTCCAGTGGGAGCCATGTCTTCGAAACCCTCAATGTCCAAATCAACATGCATTTCCAAGACAGTGTAAATGTCGTCAGTATATGATCTCGAGATACCCTGTATCTCGTCTACTTTCTGTCGAACCTCATCCGTCTTTTCTTCTGGAGCCGAGATATCAATATCTCTGTAAAAACCAGCTATTTGCATCTTTCTTATTTCATTCGCATCCATACGAAGCACATGCGTAACACGAGATGCTGTAGCTAGATCTGATGCTGAATACGGTACAACCAAGTCTTGTGCAGGAACAAACTTAGATACCGCACGTTGTTTGGCCTCATCAAAGTATACTTTCTTAAACGTAGAACCAGACAACGGTAAATAAAACAACAGCTGATCCATGTCAGGATCAAACTCTTCCATAACCTCCATGATCTGGTAGTTCATGAATTCTTTGACTCTTGACGCCTGTTCCTCACGATTTCTGTCCTGAAGACCTAAAACCTGTGTCTTCACCGGACCACCAGAGGGAAGCAGTTCCTTGTACGCTTGTGCCTGAAACTGTGTGACGCTTTCAGCAATTAACGGGTGCGTAACCCCAGTAGCGCCCTCAAACGGTTGACTACGCTCTTCATACTTGACACCAAGCTGGTCCAGACCTTTTGTATAAGTTTCTTCCCAATCAGAACGGGAGTCCATATCTTCTTCATAAGAAGCCCTAAGATCTGACGAAATTTCCCCAAGATAACCTTCATCTAATAACTCCGCTAAGTTTGCATTGTGAGGGACTGGTGCTGCTGCTTGCTGATCCATAATCTCAGTCAACGCCTGAACAATCGCCCCTCCTTGACCATCTTCCAATATTTCTGCACCGCCCTCAAACGTTTCGGGTTGTGGAACAGATACATCTACAGAAGCCTCGTCCGGCAGCATATCCTCTGCCGTAATTCCAGAATCTACAATTGGAGGTAGTGCCATTAATAATACTCCCGTTTACGACGGTACTCGTCAAAATCTTCGTTCTCACCTTCCAAGGAAATAAATCCTCCTTGTCGAAAACGCATCAGTGCTAACGTCATGCTATCACAAAAGTCATCATGATCGCCATTGGGAAATGAAACAACTTCTTCAATAACTTCATCAGCAAACTTCTTATCTGTTGGTGCCCATACTACACCAGCTTCGAACAATGGCGCAACCATGTGCATTCTACTTATCTTATCATTTCCTTTGCCCGGTGAGAACCCCAATGCTGGAATACCGCGTAACCGCAACTCGTCAATAAGCGGCGTACCCGTCGCTTTTGCTTCGACCAACACCATGTCCGGTTCCCAATACTCGTGTTCTTCATAGGCTTTTTCCTTTAACTCTGGGAAGTTCCACCGCCCTCTCTGAGCATCCAATAACACTATGTTATCAGCCCCTCCCTCCTCTGGTTCAAAGATTCCCCACGTTGTAATCGCGCTATAATCCGCTGATTCCTTCTTAGAAAACGCCGTATCGTACGCCTGAAGTATGTATTTTAAGGGTGGAATCTGCTCTTTGTCCCACGGTTGCCACCATTCTCGCTTAACTATGGCCGATTCGGACGTAGTTGGCGTTTGTTGCCACTGTGCATTCCATTTTCCTACAGGGAGTGACGCTTTGATGGACAATAATGCGTCTTTTTCCCAGAATTCAGGCCATAATGGCTTGTCTGAAGGTAAAATTGCAGGAAATTCTACTACCTCCCACTGATCTGCCATCATATCACCGCCTTGAGAGGCTATCAAACGGCCTGTCAAGTCTTTTTTACCCCACCTTGTCATAACAATTATGATTGCACCGCCCGGTTGGAGACGTTGTCGAGGTCCAGAGGTATACCATTCGTACGCATTGTCGAATGCACTGTCGCTCATGGCGTCCTGCTCCGAGTGTGGGTCGTCAATAACAAACAAATCCGCACCACGACCCGTGACCGCAGCACCTACACCAGCAGCAAAGTACTCGCCACCCTTGTCAGTTTGCCATTTTCCGGCCCCTTTGTTGTCTTCTTTTAGGTTTGTATCCGGAAAAATCTCTTTGTACTGCGGATCGTCGATCAAATCTCGCACTTTTCTACCAAATCGTACCGCCAACTCTGTATTGTGGGTCGCCTGAATGATTTTAAGCTTGGGATTCCTACCCAAAAACCACGCTGGCATAAGAAAACTAGCAAATTCCGACTTTGAATGACGTGGAGGCATGTTGATAATCAACCGTTTCAACTCTCCTCGGGCTACTCTTTCAAGTTTTTCCGCTATGATACGGTGATGTCTACCCTCAATAAAGTTGTCATAGACATGATGAGCAAAGGGCATGAAATATTCTTGCGCTTTTTCCCTTGTTTCTAATCTTTTCTTAGCCTCTGTAAGAGCCAGTATTTCTTTCAAGGCTTCTTCTGGTAAGGCTTGTAGATTCATGAGCTAACAGGGGCTGTCTCTACGGATGTAACTGTTTTTCTTCTTTGACCCGGTCCCTTGTATCCCTCTGGGATGTTCAACCTTGTATATGGTGACAAGCTTCTACCCGCCCTCATTCTGGTTCTTTCTACGGTTTTCTTGCAAATCGGACCATCTGGGCCAGCCACCAACGTATATGTGTCATCAGGACATTTGAAAGAGTCGTTACCATCTTCATCTTTTACAATTTCAGGCGGAACAAAAGGTAAATCTATTTCTACCGTGGCACCTGTTTCAGTCTCTGTTCCTGCTTCAGGTGTGTCATCAACTTCAACTTCAACCGCTTCATCCTCATCGTCATCGTCAGGAGACTCCGGTGGATCAATAGAACTAGCAACCTTTGAAGCTGTTTTGTCAATCTCAACTGTAGTGCTGCCTTCAGTTGGTTCCGTTTCAACTGTGGTCTGTCCTGTAGCAGGGATGTTTGTCGTTCCTTCTACGTTTTCCGCTGGAGAAAGATTAACCGTAGAGGTTCCTTTTTGAGCCTCGATTTGCGCTCTACCCTCTTCGGTAAACGGTGATGGTGGTTTTGTATCTACGACCACCTCTTCTTCAGTCTGACTTAGATTAACCTTGGATGGTGTAGTGTTTAACGCAGCAATTCCTTTTCTACCTTCTTCGGTAAATGGAGACAGTTTAGGTGCTGTGTCCTCATTTGCAGAAACAACGATCTCTGGTGATTCAACGCGAGACAATACGCTCTCCGGGCCTTCAGCTAACAACTCTCTTACTTTAGCTGATACGAACATAGGAGTTAAAGCGTCCTCTGGTGCTAGAAGGCCAGCGTCTACAAGGGTTTTTGCCTCCTTCTTTGTAATTAATTGTGCAGAGCCAGCAAGTTCTTTTGCTCTAGCTTTTTGTAGAATGTCAACAACTTCTGAAGTTACTTCAGGTTCTGCAAAAGGATTAGTAATCCCAGCCCCATCTGTAACGCTAGTGAAAGGACCAGTACCACCTAGTTCTTTCTCTGTGTCTATCGCCGCTTTCAAGCTTTCATTTATTTCATTAAACGCTGTGCTGTCTTCAACCGGAGGGATCATAGCCTGTTCAATACCTGAAGGTGGTTTTCGAAGAGCCGCTTCTATCGCTGCCTTTTGTAACCCTAAATCTACACGAGTCTCACCGTCTTTGGTAACAAGAGGATTGTTAAATGCTTCTTGCGTAATTCTAGCTACAACAGCAGAATCAAGTTTGGCGTTCATTTCCTCTACAAGCTCTGCGCTAATTCCACCTGTATTTACAACGGAGTCTTCAGCTAACGCTCGAAGCATCTTCGCATCTTTGTCCATACGATTTGTAATCGCACGTTCAGCCGCTAGGTTTATTTCTTCCTCTGTTAAATTAAAATCTTGAAGACGCCCCTCTGCTACGTTGATCGCTCCTTCATCTTCGATTTGCTGTTCCATAATTATTTCAGCAGCAGTAACTCTGTCCGGCGCAATCTCAGGCCGCATTGGCGTAGTGTCTAAACCCGCAGCTTTTTCATACTCTGTTTGTATGCCCAACGGGTCTGTCGCCACCTGTCCTGCTGTCGCGCTGGTAGGAACAAAGGTTTTAGTATCCGTTGTATCGTCGGTTTTAGTTGATACTTTTTTCCTAGGACTAACTAACGATACTACAGAAGGACCCGTAGCAGTAAGACCACCGACCAGTGTTTCACTAGCTAATTCGCTTGGATCTACTTTCTTTTCAATATCTGTAGCTCCAAGTAACGCTCTGTTTGTTAGCGTTGTTTCAAACGGCCCTTCTTCTACACCCTCGATAAAAGGAGATGCAGCAGCGCCCGTTCTACCAGACTTTAATAAACCCGGAGTTATAGCAGAAACCCCAGCAGCCAAAAAGTTAAGTGGAATCAATCCTCTAGACGCATCGTTCTGTAATTGCCCCACAATCCTAGCATCTTTGTCCGCTTGAGAAAGACCCGCAGTGTCTTCGCTAGCGTTTAATGCGGTCAAATATTCTTGATACTGTGGCGTATTCTGCAACACACCAGACTCCAACGCTTCATCTATTTCAGCGTTAATTGTTCTCTGGCCCTCACCACCTGCCAACGTTCCACCCAAAACTCCACCAGCCGCTGGGTTTACAAAAGAAGTTCCAAGAGTAGCAAGGAAAGCAGGTGATGTTAAAATCGTTTGAGCACCAGCCGCCATTGGATCAACCTTTATTCCTGAAAGGTTAAGCTTGTTTGGATCCTCTCCCAAAGGTCTAGCAAAAGCCGGATCAACCTGATCCAAACCATATCCAAACTTGTTAGGTATTGTAACAGCAGGTGACTGAACTAATTCTCTTGTTTCTGGGGACAGCTTCTCAATGTTCTCTCGCATTTCTGCAAATTCTTTGTCCGCAATGTTTTGTAATACATTCTCTACAACCGTTGTAGCATTGGGTAATCGCATAGCAGCAGAACCCGTTTCTTGAGATGCAAGGTCCCCGGTCCGATATAAATACTGCTCATCGGTCATTCGATCCAAGCCGCTCATATCCCCTAAACCCGCAGCGCGATACTTGTACATAGGATCTTGAACAAACTCAGCGCCAGAACCGGGAACGTTTAAATCCCTCGCAGCCTCTAATATCCCACTAACAACTTGCTCTCCACCTTGAGCCGCTAAACCCGGAAGAAGATCCGTAGTACCTATGTTCAATAAACTTTTATTATCAGGCTCAAACTGAGAAAAGTCCACTGGTCCCGAAGGTAAACCCATGTCGTCGTCGGTTAAACCCACACCCGATGATGGCTGATCGAAACTCGCCTCTTGAGCCGACATAGGATCCAGCTTTGTTACGGTCTCGTCCATCAAAGGGATAGTTAAAGGACTAAAATCAGTTGCTAACCCAGATAAGTTTCCAGCACTTGCAAACTGTGTACCAGCCATTGCAGGAGAATCCGCTTTGTCATTCTCGTATTTTGTAGCAGCCAAGTACTCGCCAGTGTTCATTAGGCCCTCGCCTACCGGATCCGAACTGCTGTTTTTCAACGCAGATAGAACCTCTAACTCTGGATCTACACCACCCGCATAATTAACAGTGCCCGGGGGAAGCGTACCTTCAGGTGCACCTCGACCCAACTCACCCATGCTTACGCCCGTGTAATCAAAGGCTGGACCTGTTTCTACGGGTTCTGGTTCTGGCTCTGGTCTGGGTTTAGGTCTCGGACTTGTATCCGGTGTTGTGTCAACCGCAGGTTCCGCAGCAATAGTTTTAGCTACCGCATCTGCATCAAAGTTAACGCCTAAACCTCCCGTTACAGGCTGTATGTATTCAACCGTAGGTTCGTAATCCGTCTGTCCAACCTGCTCCGCATAAGAGTCAGATGCCGGAAAAAACCCAGTTGGTATACCAATGTCATTCGCAGGAATGTCCGTAGCCGATGCCGGGGAAGCAGCAAACGCACTACCCTCATCCAAAGAAATCTTAGCAATCGCTTCCTTCTCGTCCCTTTGAGCCGTGTTTCCAAAACGAACATCTTGACCAAGACCGTTGTCTTTACCCTTACCAGTATACGTTCTAGTCAAAAACTGAGTGCCGCCGGATGTAGTTGTCTCCACCCACTCAAACCCATCTCCAGCATACTGACCAGTCTTCGACACCTGACCAATCGTATTATCCGCCTTTGTTAACGTAGGCTTCTGTGCAGGTTTGTCGTCATCGTCCGAGGAGC